TCATCCTTTTCATACCCACCCTTGCTGTTCAACTTCTCCATTTCCTTGGAGAGTTGTTCCGTCATTGTCTTTGACTTCTTCTTGAGGTCTGAGAATCCCATATGTTTAGTGTCCTTTCGTGTGTTTGTGTGAGAAGTATGGAATAGTATACAGTTATCTATGTTTCGGTCAAGTGCTTTCGCACAGGATTTTCCTGACCGATTCCTTCAGATTCTGTAGATTGGCAGCGTGAACCGCGAACATCCTGTATCCGCGAATGCGCCCACGCATCTCGTCCCAAATGGGATCGTTTTGAAGTTTTGCATCCCAATGTTTCGTGAAATCCATGATGTGGTCAAGGATGCAGAATGTCTCGGGAGTGATCTTCTTCTGCATCAGGAGTTTCAGAATCTTGGGATGGTTGCTGTTCTCCGCGATGAACAACTTGCCCCATGCATTCGGAGTGAACTGCTCATGTATCGATGAATATCGGACGAGCGTCTTGATGTCCTCACCGAACTGATAAGTCATGCGCTCGTTGCGCTTTCGCCATTCCAAGAACCTTTGGTTCGCTTCCTCACCGACCATGGAGCCGATCCACAGGTTTGGATTCTCATGCATCTGCGAGACAAGGAAACGAACCATGCCTTCGTCCGTGCTGTGACGCTTTGCCAACTTGTCGAAGAAGTGGCGATCCTTGCGATTTTCAAATGTCTGCATCTTGGGAGACAGCCTCCCGAACCTGAAGAAGTCATATTTGTCTCCTCTGAAATGCGCTTTCAGGGAGACATAGATTCTGTAGGCTTCATACCCGTTCATAGGGGAAGTTTGGAGTCCTTCTTGAGGAGATTCAGACGCTGCCCTTCGACCTTGAGTCTTTCCTTGATTGGCTTGCTCAAAATCTTGGAAACCGTGTCAGGCTCCACGCCATGCTTCTCGCAGATGTGCAGAACCGCGTCAATGTATGACGGTTCCTTCTGCTGCTTGACGAATTCCTCGACTTCCTTTGAGAAGTCTTGGCTGATGTTCACTATCGATCCCATGCTTACTCCGAGTAGGGGACTACGCCGATTTGTTCAATTGCACGGCGAATTCCGTTTTCCATTTCCTCTTCCGTCAGGAGCATGATCAGTTCGTCCCCCTCCTTGCGGAAGATGCGAACGCAATGATAACGAGGTTCGCCCTTGGAGTCAACCTTCGGCTGCGCGGAATCCTGCGCTTTCACGAAGAAACCCTTAAGCCACTTCACTAGTCGCTTTAGCCAATTCATCATTCACTCTTTCTTGAATTTCCTGAAAGTCGTTCTTTGACCAGTACAAGTCAATCGCCTTCTTCAAGCCTTCACGGGCTTTCTTGGAATCCTCAATGAATTCCTGATCGACACCGCTGTCACAGGCAACGAGAATCACCGTCTGCGGCAACTTCTTCTGACCCGTTCGTTCGACCCACATATGGGCATACGCACAAGCCTGTTGGAAGTAATTCTGAATGTCGGACTTTCGCTTTTCCTTTCGGGAGGACTTGAAGTCGATGATAGAAATGTTGCCATCGTATTCAGCGATGCAATCGTAGCGTCCTGCAAGGCGCAGGGTATCCGACCACATCGACTGCTCCTGACCGTAGATGTTGGTGATCTTGTCAAGATGCTTCTTGATGAGCATGAAAAGGTTCTTGTCACCAAGCGGAGCAGCCTTCACCTTTTCGTGTTCGCCCTTGAGGTAGGCTTCGGTGATTTCGTGCAACTTGTTGCCACGGGCAATCGCTTGCTTGGAGATTTCCATGTTCTTGGGATCATTGCGCCATGCAGCCCAGAAGTCCTTCTTCTCAAAACCCGTGACCGTGGTCACGGACGGATACCACATCCCCGTGGACGGCGATTCGTAGAAGCGACCAAGATCGGAAAGTTCGACAGAGCGTAGTCTTGGGAAATTCATTTCAATGCATCCAATCTTGGCGGCTAGTACGCATGTTGTGCCGTGGATGCGCTTGCTTCACCTTTGCCATGACTTCCTGCCAACCCTTGTCGGGCTTGCGAACGCCGATGCGAACCGAATCGCAGACAGCGGGTGCGCCCACGACAAGTTCTACTTTCTTCTTTCCGCAGGAGGGACACTTCTTCTTGGTAGGCTTCTCCATGTCGGCTATGCGTAGCATCTGTTCGAATGCGTGTCCGCAATCCCCGCACTTGTAGTCATAGAATGGCATCCTGAACCTCCTTGGTTGGTACTGTATTTATGCACCACCAATCAGGAATGTTCCTATTTGTCCACTTTGCCATCCTGTGCTTTGCGCCGATGTAGTAGTTCTTGTATGCAGTCACGGAGTCGCCCTTGACCTTGAACTCTTCTGGCATTGCCTGTGGGGGCTGCGTGAAACCCTTGATCCCCTTCAGGCTCTTGGGCGGATTTCGTAGATCATCCCAACAACGACCGACAACAGCATGGGTCTTCCCATACCGATGCGTGTATTCCTTGCACAGATGCGTGAGCAACTGATAAAGCCACAGATATTGGTCTTCCGACTGCCTAGCCCAAATAGCGCAGGGATGGTTGATATGCGATGCAAGGAACAACTTGGTGTTCATGCTCGGATCATCAAGAGTCCAACGCTTTCGCTTGCGGTTGTTGATCGTCACCACCGACTGCTTGCCGTCAAGAAGACGGTGTGCGGTGGACAGCAGTTGCGTATATTCAAGAATCATCTTGACCGTATGCTTGTCATTGTGCATACGGGCGCACTTGCTTGGATCGGGGTCTAGGTAAAAGATGTTCATGTTCTTGAGTATAGCAGAAAGTGACCCTAAAGGGATTCGAACCCTTGTTATTCCCGTGAAAGGGGAGTGTCCTGGACCAACTAGACGATAGGGCCAAAAAGCGGTGGTCGATCACCGCGCCAAGGTGGATTCTCAATCAGTAGGACTCTTCGTCCTCCTCTTCCTCTTCTTCATCGTCCTCATAGAAGTCTTCCTCTCCGTCCACATCATCATCCTCGTACTCGTCCTCGTCCTCGTCCTCCTCCTCCTCATCATCATCGGAGTCGGACTCATCATCGTCTTCATCGTAAAAATCCTCGTCATCCTCAAACTCATCATCCTCATCGTCTTCGATGGGATCATAGTTCACGGGATCGGCGGGATCCAATGCGAGAAGTTCGAACTCGTCAATGTCAATAATAGACATCAGTTGTTCTCCTTGTTGCCGTCCTTCACAGGAACAACATCGTTTTCCTTGACCCAATGGTGTTCATAGGGGGCGGTCTCTCCGATCCACTCTGGTGAGTAGATGCTGACAAGATACTGAAGACCCCACACGGGATCGCGCTCCACCTTCTTGACCTGACCGACCTTGTTCAATGACTGCACGAAAACCTTCTGTGGCTTCGGGCGCGGCTTGCTCTCAATCTTCTCTGACATTACAATGCTCCTCTTGTAGAGGCACTCACAACGACTCCAAACGCTTGGAGTATCTTCGTTGCGTTGGGACAAGTATAAACCACCTTTTCTTCCCTGTCAAGGGCTTGACAGAAAAAAGTCCGATGATAAGATAGTGTACTATGTCCACGAATGCAGAGAAAGTCCATTGGGGCTTGGAGCCTGAATGGGACAGAACTTTTGAAAATCAATTTCAAGAATCCTGCGCCCTTGCTAGGGCAGAGAACTGGTATCACCACATGTCCGATGACAATGACCATCGGCGGTGGATTTGTGAATTCATGAAGTCCCATAAGTTTGAGGACGCGGATATCAAGGCGTACAGCCGTCTTGGGCAAACAGGCACCGTGGCAGGGGAAGTGGCAGAGAACGAGCCAGGATCAAATCTAGGCGTGGTTGCGAGGCTTGTGGAGCGCGGTGCGCCCATCCCGCCTGTACGCAAGGAACGGCTCCTGCGGGCAGTCCGATATCTTGTAGAGAAGGGTCGGCTCCTGCGCGAGGAGGAGAAGGTAGAGGGTGTCCCAAATATTCAAGATCGCATCCGAGAGCAAGTTTCAAACTTGATCGGTGAACTTGAGGAGATTGAGGATGCCTTCTTTGTCGGCACCACGGCGAATTTCAAAGGCTGCACCGACATTGAGAATTACATTAAGAGCAGGAACATTCGCGGAGTGCAAGCAAGCCGCATCGCTGAATGGTTCAAGCGAAGGGTTGATCCGATTGAGGCAGTCCTTGGCGGCAAGGCAGACGAGCAACTGAAGGAGGGATACTCCCTCTACACGAAGAAGCAACTGAAGGAATACCTGAAGTGGCTGAACTGCCTGATCATCGCTTGTCAGCATCAGGTGGAGATTTCAAAGAAACTCCGCACACCTCGCCGCCGCAAGCCCAAAGACCCCATCAAAGCGGTCAAGAACCTGAAGTTCAAGAAGGAGGATGCGGAATGGAAGATCAAGTCCGTTTCCCCGACTCGCATCATTGGATGCGAGAAGGTCATCCTTTTCAATGTCAAGACAAGAGTATGCTCCATTCTTGAAACCGAGACCCGAAATGGTCTGTTGGTCAAAGGAACGACAATCATCGGGTTTGATTCTTCAAAGTCCAAGTCCAAGAAATTGAGAAAGCCAGAGCAACTGCTCAAGGCTATCCGCGAAGAGGGTGGCATTCGTGCCGTCAAGAATGCCTTTGGTGCCTGTTCAACGCAGGAAAAAGAGGCAAAAGGACGGGTAAACGAGGATACCATTATCCTCGCGGTCTACTAAATAGGAATGAAGGAGCATACAATATGCAACTACTCATCTCCGAGATATTGACGAAGGCTGCGAACGAGAAGACTCCGAAGGACAAGGCTAATGTGTTGAGGGCGCACTCTTCTGCTGCATTGCAGGAAGTGTTTCGCTACGCCTATGATCCGAAGATCACATGGTTCTGCAAGGAGGCTCCTGGTTACACAGCCGATCCTGCACCCGAAGGACTTGCATACACAACGCTGATGATTGAATATCGGCGGCTTTACCTGTACACGAAGGAAAACCCCGTGACAGAGAAGCGCAAGACAGAACTACTCACGCAACTCTTGGAATCCCTCCATCCTACGGAGTCCAAGGTCGTGGAGCAGATGATTGCTGGAGAAATTTCAGGAATCGACAGAGAGGTCATTGACCTCGCATTTCCAAATCTTATTTCAACAAAGGTTGTCAAGGCATGAGCCACGCAGACAATAATGATCGCTCCACGGAAAGGGGCAATCATTCACGGGATACGCACAAGAAGCAACTGAAGCACCATCGGAATCTGAACGACAGCATTTCTCGTTTGGAGAACATAGATGACGATGATTTCTTCTACGAGACAAAGGAGAAGTTCCATCGTGGTCGCTGATCCAAGAACAAAGCCTTTGCATGACGATGAAGATGATCTTGAGGGAGATGTCCATGAGGAGATTCCCTACGAGACAGAACGCCGCATACGCACATGGGGACACATGCCAGAGGGATTGTATTGCCCTGACAACCCACGGTGGCAACGAAGGGAACGCAATCAGTTCTGGAGCAGGGTGCTGTAAGCGTACTTGCAGATGAAATAAGAGTCCACGATGTCCGACACGGGACTCGTCACTTTCTTTGAATCGGGGCTGATCTCTTTCATGAGTTCAGCCCCTGTTTCTTTGACGAAGGCTTCATACATCTTGTCCTTGTCGGCATTGCCCTTGCCGCTTGCGAACTTCTTGACAACGGTAGGACCGACCAAATGGAAAGCCAATCCATGCTTCCAAAGTTTCCATTTCAACAATCCGCAGTTTTCCCCAAGATTGAAAACCTTGCCTCTTGCTCCCAAGGCATAGTCTTCGATGTAGACAAGATCGCAGTCCTTGACGAGTTCCAATGCCCAATTTGAGATTTTGTCGTGGCGATCTTCCTGCCTTCCGAATTCCGGCATCGACCATTCGGGATAATCCCATCCACGGCAATGAAGACCAGACTCCGTGTAGACGGTCGCGTGTTTCAAGGTTTCCGTCAGGTAATGAGACTTGCATTGGGATAGAAAAAAGCCATCACCGCTATGAACGGTAATGGCTGGTGAACACAGCGAATAATCAATCCCTGCAATCTTCATGCAGGGGTATTTATGTCATTGCTGAGTTAAGTCAACAATCTCGCAGGAGTTGGCATTGCAAGCAAATGTCTGCGTTCCCGTAGTGGTGTCTTCCTTTTCATAATTTGAAAGAAGTGACCAATCGACATTCTTCGGCATCTTGACTACCATTGCCTCGTATTCCTCCTTGGTGCAGTCCTGATACGGGGCTTGCTTATAAGAGTGTTCCGAATGCGGCAGGAACGAAATGCCAGAGATGCTGTCGATGTGCTTGTAGACCCATGCGCCGACATCAAGCCATTCGGGTTCACGAACGGTGATTGTCACCGATGGCTTGTGTTCGCACCAGAAGTCCTGATACTTCTTCCAAAGTTCAAGATGCTCAATTGCGGTGAGGTCATTTCGTGTCGGTGAACCCTTCGGAGACTTCATCGGGAACGAGAAGACCATCGTGTGGTCGGGGCGCATGACGCAAGGCTCTGCGGGGAAGCCTTGGTCGATCATGAACTGACAGATCGGATCCTTTCGATCTGCACGAACGGTGCGAATGTAGTACTCGTTGTGACGGGCATGGATGCCTGAAGCAGCGTCCACCAATTGTGAAACGGTTCCACTCGGTTTTACGCAAGTGATGGCAGCAGCAGGATTGATTCCCAACTTCTTTGCCCACTTTGCGTTTGTGGCAACTGCTTCCTGCTTCATTTGACCAAGCAGGACTTCCAATCCATTGTCGCTGCGGAGCATGGCATTGTCAAGGATGCCTGTCAGCGAAACACCAAGCAGGGCTTCCTCCTCGCAGTTCTTCTTCCATTCGCTTGAGATGTAGCGGAAGTTCGTGAGAGAGGCTTGCCAAGTTCCAAGGATGGCAGCAAGACGAACCTTGCGAATCAGGGATTCGGGAGTGTCATCTGCACGGACAACGACCTCTGACAGGTTGCAGAACTCGCGGTCACGAAGGATGATCTCGGAGCATGGATTCGTTCCGAAATCGTAGTTTGGGTCGCGGCGGTCTCCCAACTTCGCAACCTGACGCTTGGAGGCATCGCGGTTGAAGATTCCGCGTTCGCCGCTCTTTGACTTGTAGAGCGAGACCCACTCGTCCATGAATGTCCCGATCTCGGGACGCTCCTGATAGACGGCAGAGTTGTTTGCAAGTGCGCGTTGCGGATCGATCACCCACCATTGCCCGACCTTTGCATTACGCATACGCTCATCGTTCAGGTCAGACAGGCTGATGAGTGCAGAACGGCGAACGCCGCCAACGACAACGATCTCCGCGATCTTGCAGACGATATCGTGGCATTCGATTGAGGTCAACTTGCGACCCTTCGCCTTGTTGAAGGTGTCGGATGTGAACTTGAAAAGATCGACAAGCGGTTCCGGTCCAGATGCACGACCGCCGAATGTCTTGAGCCGTGCGCCCTTTGAGCGAACCTTCGACACATCCCACTTCGGCAACTGTCCCGATATCAACAGGCTGATGAGTTCCTTGTATGCCTTTGCCCACCCGATCTTGGAATCCTCAACAACGATCACGGTGTCGCTTGGGAAGAACTCCTCCGCGATTGTCGGCAACTTCTGAACGAAGTGGTTCTCAACGCTGAAGCCCACTCCGGTTCCGCACATCAGGACATAGAGGATTTCGTCAAACGAACGAACACGGTTGACCGCAACGAACGCACAGTTGTATCCTGCAACATGGTCGCGCTCAAGTGCAGGACCAGCCGTCATCAATGCCCGCATGGAAGGCATGACCTCAAGGTTGAGTACCGCCTCCTCAAGTTCCTTGCGCTGCTCCTTCGTGATCTTGTTCCCAAGGTGCTTGTCGAAGAAGTCGAAGTAACGAGAAACGGTCTCTTCCCAGGTCTCCCTGCGGTTCTCTTCCTCCATCCATCTGCTGTAGCGGGAAAGGTGGATGAAATGCTGATATGGAGTGGGAAGACCGTGACTCATGTTTTTCTCCTTTGTTGGTGAGGATATTTAGAGGGAATGATACCCCGATGTCCCCAAGAAAGCAAGTTGTTTTGCGTCAAATCATCCTTCGGATTCTTCCCATTCGGGAGCCGAAAGTATTTGCAAAATCTGCGCCTGCGTGTACGGTCCTTGAGCCGATGAATCAAGATTCTTCACGAAACTTGGAGTCACATCCGACCACTTGATGACGAATTTGGAACCATCCAACGAGTAACGAGTTCCCTGCTCCGTGTTCAGTAATTGGGAAAAGTCAACCAATCCATGATCAGACAGAGGCAATATCATGTAGGAAATCGGCGTGTTGTCAATGACCATATCTCTTCTTTGATCTTTCGTAATTGAAGTCCATTTCGCTGCCAGTAAGCAAGCGATTGTATGTCTTGACGGCACCAATAGAACCGTCAAAGTATTGTATTGCGGTTGCCCTTCTTCCTATGTAGAGCGGATTGTTGCTTGTGAATCCAACAGCGGAAGTCAGGATGGACTGACTTGCGGACACTCCTCCTGGCTTGTAGAACTTTGCGGAATATGTCAAACCTTGTCCACTCACGAATTCGAATGTAAAGAATCCATTGACCCATTGCCCGCTTGCACCCGTGACTGTCGTGGGATTGAGCAAAAGCAGCGTGCTGCTGGTATTCACCGCAGAACCGCGACAATAATATTCACTTGAACTTGATCCTTGTACAATTGCAATTCCAAATCCAGGATTTGCAGTTGAGGTGGAATTGTTGGCAACCAAGGTTCTTGCCGCAGATGAAAACGAGTTGACATTGAACCATGCGTCCACCGTAAGTACTGTCGTTGTCTGCAATTCCGATATCGCACTTTGAGTGACCAAGTAGTCTGTCGAACCATCAAGACGAATGTTGCCAGGCGTGGCGGTTGCCCCGAAGACAACCGAGACATAACCGCCAGGAGTCCCGAAATCCTTCTTCGTTGCGCTCAAGTCGAAGGCAGTACCACCCGTGAATCCATAGTCGTTGCTGAAATTGACATGACTGACCAAGGACTGCGTGGAGTAATTGCGAAGACCCGCGACAGTACCTATCTTTCCAGAAGGAGTCATCATACCGTCAGATTTCCCGAAATGTTGACGATGTTCGTGGTGTACTCAAGCACGGTTGCGGATGCGTGTTGCCCGAGCAACTTGAATTGATTGCCATAACTCTGCATGGTCAGACCCGATGCAGCCGTAAATCCAACCTGTCCTGCACCCAACTGAATGACGGTGCAGTTGAACCCCGTGTCAAGACCCGTGGGGATGGTCACGGTTGTCGTTGCTGCATTGTTGAATGTGACGATCTTTCCGTTGTCAGTTCCTGTCAGCGTATAGGATGTTCCCGTCTGTGCGTTGATTGCACCCGTCCCGATGCGATAACCTGTCTCGGCTTTGATGTATCCAGCACTATTTTCAAAGTACTCATACGATGAAACAATTGACCCTGTTGATGCAGAGTCTATGATGATGGAGTAACCGTTGTTGGCTGATAAAGGATCTCCGATTCCAACCCAGCCGTATGGAGCAGATAGAATCATGGTTCCAGCAGAATCATCCACTAGAATTTGTGTGGCGTTGTTTGCTGATGCAACATCACCAATACTAATCAGAAGATTGTTTGGATCTATTGTAATTCGTGTGTCAGCACCGAGGTAACAGTTTCCATAAGCAGTTAATCCAGCATTAGAAACGATCCCGCTATTGAATGTTGCGCCCCGAGACACATAGAGATGGTTCGTTGTCAATCCTGCATTCATGGTCTGAAGACCCGTGAATGTGTTTGAACCCGTTGTCGCTATGGAGACAACTGCACCCGTGGAACCGTTTACGGACTTCACATAGTTGGCTGTCAGGCTGACCGCTCCTGCGGCAGACACGACAAACTCATTGCCGAATGAAGCGACACCAGTAGCCGATGCTGAAGCCAACCGAGCATTGAAGGTTCCCGTCTTGCCGGAATGAGTGAAGAGTATTGCCCCTGCGCCTGTAATCGTGATTGGACCTGTTTGACCATTCACACTTGCAACGGTGGTGTTGACCAAGGCAACCGTTCCGCTTGCGCCTGGAAGGGTTATTACGGAATTCCCTCCAGGAGTGAATACCAATCTTTGATTGTTGCCAATGATATCGGTATTGTAAATAATGTCAGTATTTGCGCCTCGAATGTAAATTTGACCTGATTCAAGATCCGACCCAGATATCAAACTTCCGTTGACCTGTATGTCACCTTGAACTGTCTGTGTTATGCTGAAGTTGTTGATTACATTCGTCCTTGCGATGGTTCCTGTCAGACCCACATGTCCGGTCGTGGCGACAACGAAGTCATTCGTATTGAACGATGCAACACCGGTGACTGATGTCGATGCAAGACGGGCATTGATGGTGTTGGTGGTACCAGATTGGGTATAGGTGATTGCTCCTGCACCCGTAATGGTAATGGCACCCGTAGAACCATTTACCGAAGACACATAGTTTGATGTCAGGCTGACTGCACCGGCAGCGGACACAACGAACTGGTTGCCGAAGGATGCAGCACCGGTGACCGTAGCGGATGCAACGGGGACAGCGAAGGTCACGCCT